CCGTTTCATTGTATTGTGCAGCTTCTTCATCAGTAACTTCTTGTACAGTACCATTAATAATTAAATTGCCCGCTGCATCTCTTTTATTTACGAATGGTAAGTTAGATGCATAGTCTAATCCTTTTTGATCATAAATGATTTGCTCTTGACTGCTAGCTAATTGAAAAGATTGTTCAAATGTACTAGCCTGTACTTCAGCACTCGTTTGCTCACGCATTTCTTGGACCGCATCGTCACTAGCAAATTCAGATGCTTCTGAAGCAACAGAAACACCGAACGTTGATTGTTGCGGCTGATTATACGATATTTGTTGGTTTGCCATTATCTAACTACTTTAAAATAATATTCATTATCAATATACTGTTCTGTGAAACCATCAACAATTTTTAATGCTATGCGATAATAACGCTCTGGCATCAACCCATTCATATCTAAATAAATGAAGTTGCTGACATCATCACAACTCACTTTAGTATAAATATCATCAAATGGAATTATTGTTTCATCTGTAGCAGCATCGACAACTGAATAATATGTAGTCTCTGGCAAGCGCTTAACTGTCTGTAATGGAAATAAATTTGTAGCTGATTTTTGTGGATATTTATCACGTCCATAAAAGCGTATACGAGCTATTTCCGTGTCTTTATACGATTTGTTAATTTTTGGGTAAATGATATTCGATTCTAAATTAACTGCGTCTAACGTGCTAGAATACGCTGACTGATCCCAATACATGGTTAGCTTTGGAACATATATAGTATGAGTTTCTCTACTAAAGAATCTTACATACCCAGTAGTGTCGCCAGACACTTCATCAGCATCAGAAAATTTAAGCAAGAATCCATTATTTGAAATTGTTGTTCCTGCACTACCATTGATCCATAATTTAACTGCATCTGTTACATCCATGTTAATATCAGTAGGACGATAACTAAATGACTCTTGTTCTTCCAAGCCCGGCTGCGTATAAAAACTTTGATCGTATTGCGTTAAATCATATGATCCAGATCCACTTTGATATATCCAACTACCACCCTGACTTCCGGTAATTTTTAAAGATGGTGTAACATCACCTGATGTAGTCCATGATGAACCAGAAGCAGGATATTGCCACGATACGCCATTGGTAATGGAAGGAGATGAATTTTCAAAACCAACGCCATTCACCCAGGAATCATATGCAATTTTTGCTTCAACTGTATATTCTGAAGAAAGTGTTTTTGCATGAGAAGTATATAGTTGTAAAACAAACTTACATGCATCTAAAGTTGTAGAATATTTTGTTAATGTCGATTGAATTTCAGACATATCAAACTTAAGAAGAGACCTACTTCGTACATAAGCATCTCCAGAAGTATTAATGCGTTTGCCTACTTCAAGAATTTCATCGATACCAGTATTAAGTGTCGGCACCGATTCATATAATGTAGCATCTTTTTCTGCGTAAAATATTCTGAACATGAGTTATCCTTACTAGTTTATTTATAATAAATATTCCTTAGTAAGATACTATTCGTCCTTTAATGTCTTGGTTTGGAAATTTAACTTCAAAAATCGAAGGATCTAATGACGGATACACAACTCCATTCTTTTCTGCCGTATATAAATCATATATGTTTCCAGAATAATTTTTTGTTGTGTCATATAAATTTGTAAATTGTACATCTAGCACTGATTGAACACCATCAACATTAGCTAATGCAGTTAATACTTCAGATTTAATTATTGGTTGATTGATTTGCCATCTAGAAATTTCAAAATAACGTTTCAGTCTATCGACACAGCGAAGTAAAACATCATTACTATTATAATTTGCTCTAGCACTGATTTCAAAATTAATACCGATATTGATAATGAATGCATTTTTTATATTAACTGCGTCTGTTAATATGCGATAATTTTCTAAATATGTTTTTAAATTTTCTTTAATAGCGTCATTTAAATTAACTAATTTTTTAGTTGCATCATAACCTAATACATAAAGATTCATTGCTAATGGATTCGCAACTCGTTTTTCTTCTAAATCATCTTGAGCAATTTGATCATCTGGAACAATATACGCTTTTGCAATGCTACCAAATCGAGCTGGCATAGAATATGTTCTAATGATATAATCTTCTCTTGTTACTAATCTATTTTGTGTTGCAAAATTAGCTAATGCATTGTTTTTAATATCTTCAATATTATCTGTTGATTTTGCTCCGCGGGCTGGTTCTGGGTTATTTGCTGCAATTGAACTTTTAACAAAATTCAATACTCCACCTGATATATCAGCATTTGGATCATCATCATAACTTACTGAAGATATTGATGTTAATGTATTTGCTTCAACATTATCAGAAAACCCACCTCCTACTGTATATGTAACTGTAAGAGTTGTATTAGCAGGAGCTTGTCCATATGCTCTAGTATACAAGAAGTTTGATGGATCTATATCAATATCAATATTGCGTTTGAAACCAGCTAATCCATTTCCTACATTGTCTGGGTTCGGAATAATTTCTTCATCATTATTATCAGAAACACCAGAACCGAATTGAAGTTCTGTTAAACGATCTTGTCTGAGTCTAGTAACAAATCGTTTAGAGGTTTTTCTCATTTTTAAAAGATATGGAGCACTTGCCCTATATACATTTAAGTCTGGGTCATTTTCTACCAAATTTGGAACTTCCTCAAAAATAGTATCTTGAGCTAAATATGGAACTTGATACCAATTATCTCCATCTGATTCTTCTACTGAAATTATATCAATGATATTAGTATCTGGTAATACAACTTTATCGTATGCAACAGGTGTATTAAATGTAAACTTAGACGTTCTTACAGTTCCAGAGACAGCTCGAACTGTCTTTTTAGCTAAATAATATGTCGGTGCATTCGTAATATCATTAGTTTCATATATTGTAATTTCAGTTGGGTCAAATGATGAAGAAAACCCAAAATCAACTGAGTCTAATGTTCTAAAAGTAGAATCACCTGACTCTTGTTTTATTTGCATTCCGGTGCGTATTGACAATGCATACCTAAAATCTGGTGCAACTGCAGTTCCGGAACCTGAAGCTGGAAGTAGTTGGAATATATCAATATTGGTATATGCTGGAGTTGAAGCCTTTACATTATATCCTAGAGAACGAGCAATATCAAATATATTTCCTTCTTCTTGTGCATGTTGTAAAAACGACTCTTTTAAATTAGTATCAGTATAATATGATAAAACATCTCCAACATATGATGCTAATTCTAAAAATAACATTCCAGGTGATGATTCGTTAAAATCTCGATATGTATCTGGAAAATATTGTTTGGTAAAATCAATTAGATTTTTTCTAAATTGACCGAAATCTTTTCCTAAATATGTTATATCTTTTTTAATTTCAGATGCCATTTTATTCCTCTACTACTTCAAAGTCGCCATTTTCATTTGCAAAAACAGCAATAGTTAATTCAGATCCGGTAGGTTTTACTAGAAATGATATTGTTACATTAATTTGATGTATTAACGTTGAATTATTTTGTCCTGTCTCGACATTAATACTAATAATTTGTATATATGGTAACCAAAATGAAACTGCTTCTTTAATCGTATTTTGTATTGCTTGAATTAATTCATCTGTATTTGGTTCGAATATTAAATTCAATAAACTAGAACCAAAAGTTGGTAAATTATATCGTTCACCTTTACGTGTTAGTAACAAATTCTTTAAATTAGAAATTGCTTGTTCGTCTGTAGTAAATGATTGAGTGAATAGTTTGTCTTTAGAAAATTGCGTTTTAATTGCAATTGGCGAATCATTTCTACGAAACGACTCTCTAGACTCTATTCTAAATCCCATTTAATTATCCTTTACCTGTTTTTTTATTGATAGCTTTCATTAATTCTGAATAATCTCTTGTCATTGCTTTTGCTACTACTGGATCTACCTGTAAAGATTTACCGGTTTCAGGGTCACTCATTACAGTTGGAGCTTCTACTCCCATCATTTGCATACGCATTTTTTCTCGTAATGTCCCAAAACCTTGTGCATCAGCTGATGTCATTGCAATGTTTTCATTTAATGGTCGATTCATTGCTGCACCATATGGTGATTGTTCTATCAATGAGTCTGTTTCATTAAGAATATCTGAAAACTTATTTTTTTTGAATTCAATTTTATTTTTCTTAGGTTTTGTAATTTGTTGATTAGGTATTGCTGTTTTTGTATGTGATATTTCATTAATTGTTGATTGTAACCCTTCTTGCAAGATTTCACTGAGTTCCTCTTTAATGACAGAACGAACTTCTTCTCTTACCACTTTTTTTAAAACTTTAACTAATGTTTTTGAATCCATAGTTTCTTCTTTTTTAATAAATATTTACATTGTAATTTTATTCAAATTTTATTCCATCTGCCCAATCTGTTCTTGTAGGCTTTGGTCCATATATCAATTTATTTTGTAAATCAATATAATAATCTCCAGTTTTTCCTAGATCTGAACCCGGTACTCCATTATCAGTATATACTTTACTTGGAGCTTCTTCTAATGATTTTAATAAATCTTTTTGTTCATTAAGCATTTTATCTAATTCTGAAATATCTAAACTACCTGATAATGATGCATCTAAATCTAAATTGTCAATATCGAATTGTATTGCATTTGTATCGCAAATAGGTGCTAATCTTCCAGCAATAGCTAATAATGTCGGTTGAAGTCCTTGTATTGTATTGGTAATTAATCCCGGAATATTTTGAAATTGTTGTACTGCTATTAATGCATTTGCAATAGTCATGTTTTGCACAATAAGTAATTCAGCTCCAATGATAGCAGGTGCAGTTAACGGATTAATAAGTAGTGCAGCTTTTACAGAATTAGCAACTCCAACAATTGTTTGTATTGTGGCTGCAACTTGTTGTACTTGCGCAATTAATCCTTGAATTCTATTAATTGCATTCATTAATTCTTCAAATGCTGCAATTGCAGCTTGAACCCTAGGATCATTGCAATCAATCTGATCAGGTAATAACGAACGTTCGACAGCATCGATTACTTGTTCTTGTAAATTATTAATTTGTGTATTTACTGATTCCATAACAGAAGATACTGCTTGTGCTGGAATTACTGGTATTCTATCTAATGGAGGACTTACTGGCATAACTTATTCCTTGTCTATTTTAAATTTAGTACTCTTCATTGAATTTAATAATCCTTCTGCTGTAGCTAGAGCGCCTTCGCCTGGTACTGGTGTTGAATATGCACCTGCAGGCCCGATGACGCCTGCTCTGATTGCAGAAATTATTGCTTTCAATACTTGTTCTAATACATCACCTTTTACTAATGGTGAAGTGGCTCCTTCACTACCTAATAATATTTCATCGGCATTCATTGATATTCTTTTAGATGCATCTAATACAATTGTTCCAGCCTTAGCTTGTAATACTACTTTATCAGCTGAGCCTATGAGTTGTGAACCACTGAACCCATTCGAGCGTGTTAATTCTTTAGAAAGTTGTATTGTTTTTATTTCTTGATTGGGCGACGTTAAATATATTGAAGAATAATCATCGTTGACATTTTCTAATGTAAATTTTTTAGGTGTACCTGGTTTTCTGTTTGATAAAATTATGATAGGGCTTCCTGCAGGCCCGCTAAGCACAGAAGATTGAGCTTGACTATATTTACCTGTGCCAGTATGAGTACTTCCAAATCGAATAGAATTTCCAAAACGTCCTTCTATTAATAGATCACCTTCGAATGGTTGTAAGAATGGGATATCACTTCTTTCTTGAAAGGTATCACCCAATGCCGTTTGTTGTGAAGTGTTAGCGTCTTGAGTAGATTTTGGAACAGAAGAATCAATATCTGTTTTTTGTTGTTGTGACTTCTTAGTTGTTCCTGGCAAAGAATTATGATGAATTGACGATTGTAAAGGTAATGTATTTAGATAATACCATCTTGTTCGTACTTTATTATCATTTGATTCAGCATTTAAACTTCTATATATAAAAACGTGTTCTCCAACTAATGGTATTTGTTTAATATTAATACTAGCCGGCTGGCAATATAAACGTTGGCTGTTATAATCATTATATGTTTTAACTAAAACTGAATA